GTGCAGCTAAAGAAGTTGCTTTACGATGAATGGCGAATGCCAGTGCAGAAGGTTAAGGGCAAGATTACCACAAATGATAAGAAGTTGCAAGTTTTGGAGAAGTATCCGACGCCATACAAGCTGCTTATCGGGCTAATCAGAACACTCAAAAAACATACAAAGCTCCGCGATTTTTACACGATTAAAACAAACCCAGACGGACGAACTCGATTCTCGGTAAAGCTCCACGGTGCGTACACTGGTCGTTGGTCCACGTCTTCCTCGATTACCGGCGTAGGTATGAACTACCAGAACCAGCCGAAGATGGTGCGGTTCGCCTACCCCGCTGATCCCGGGAAAATCTACATCCAAATGGACTTGTCGAACGCGGAAGCTCGCATCGTGGCGGCCTGTTGCGAAGATGAAGATTGGGTAAAGCGGTTTGACATTCAAGATCAGCACCAATTCGTAGCAAGTGAATTGTTTCATGTGCCGTTCGAACAGGTGACGAAAATTCAACGTAACAACTTTGCGAAAAAAGTGGCGCACGCTTCTCATTATTTGCTCGGCTGGATGCTCCTCTCAGAACTCCTCTCTTGCTCTGCCAGAGAAGCCAAGGCGCATTTAGCGCGCTACCACGAAATTCGCCCGAAGCTCCGCACATGGCATCACGATTACATCGGTAAAGAAGTTCGAAAAACTCGGATAATCCGCAACTGCTTTGGGCGCGTAATTCAGTTCTTCGGCCCACGGTATGACGATCTCATCACCGAAGTTGTCGCTGCGGAACCTCAAAGCACCTCAGTTGATTATCTTTCCGCTGGTGTGCGCGATATGTACGATGGGCTAAGGGCCGACCTGATGCTGCAAGTTCACGACTCACTTCTTGTGCAAACGGATGACAATCTCTCGTCAATCGCTCGCACAATCGAACACATGCGCAAACACACCGAACGCACGATCACCGTTCACGGTATCGACCTGATGATCCCGGCCTCTTTCGAGATCGGCTACAATTGGGGAAACATGGTTGAAATGAAGGATCTCGCAGACCTTCCAGAATACTACCGTAAGCTTAGCTGGGACCGCAATGAGTCCTACGCAGACAAATTCAATGTTCCCTACGGTACGTTAATCTCAACTCATCAAGCGCGGTAATCATGGAGCATAATGAATTCCTCAAGAACTATCTCATATATACTTCTGGGAACGAAACGCCAGAAGTTTTCCATACTTGGATGGGGATTGCCTGTATTTCTGGCGCTGTCGAGCGGCGGGTCTGGGTTCCAAGAGGCTTTTCTTTGATCCCGCTTGGGATGTACATCCTTCTTGCCGGGAATCCAGGGATTGTTTCCAAGTCTTCTTGCCTTGATCTTGGAACTCCGCTGCTCGAAGAAATCGGCGCATCTGTCTTCACCGGCGCGACTTCCAAGCGCAAGTTCGTAGACGACATGTGCCAAGCAACTCGGACAGTTGACACGCCTGAAGGGCAGTTTGAGCACTGCAGCATAACCGCAGCCTGTGACGAACTAAACACGCTTCTCGGTTCTGGCGGTCCTGAGATGGAGAAGTTCCTTGTCGAGATGTTCTCTCGCACGAAGAAGTATGAAGACAAATCTCGAAATGCAGGAAGTTTTCTTCTGCCTAACCCATCCTTGAACATAGTCGCTTGTGTAGTTCCGCACTGGTTCGGGAATAATATGGCAAATAACTTGTCGTCTACCGGGCTTCTTGCGAGATTTATCATTCTTTATGCGACGGAACCTCGCGGGTCTTTTCCTGATCCTGTCGTCACGCCTCAAGCAGAAGCCGCGAGACAGAAGTGCTTGGAGATTCTTTTTAATCTCACGAGCTTCTACGGCCCAATGACGAAAACCGAAGGCGCAGTGAAGTATTTCGAAGACTGGTACAATAATTACAAGATCGAGTACACAGAAGATTATCGGATGATCGATTATCTTGTCAGAAAGAAGCGCGCTCATGTTCCAAAGCTCGCTGCAATTATGGCGCTCGGAGACCTCCGCATGGAGATCCAAGAAAAAGATTACCGCCGGGCTATCGAACAGTTGGATCGAGTTGATGACATGACGCGGCAGGTTTATGTTCTTTCTGGCAGCAATAAATTCATTATCCACATGGGAAGGGTTAATGCGATCCTCAAGGCGCACAAAGGAAAGTGCGAGCTAAAGCTGATTATGCAAATTCTCATGTCAGATTTCAATATACAGGAAATTCGGCTCATCGTCGAGCAGCTTCAAGAAGCAGGCATCGTAAAGATGCATAAAGAAGGCGGGAAAGTTTACTTAATTGCAAAGGAGGATAAGTGATGGCCCACGTCGGATTCCGGCTCGGAGATCTTGAACACACGCTTTTAAAACAATATGCCAAAGACCGCGAAACCACCGTCAGTGAGATCTTCCGGGATTACCTCCCCTCGATAATCGCTGATATCAAACTCGCATCAGACGCTAACGCCGACTGGCAAATTGCCGCGGTCAACATGTTCGATATTTCTTTCGGACAGTTTCAGTACGCGCTCCAGCGAAGCAAGACAGCAAGCGAGTTTTTCTCCAGAATCGCAACAAAAGTCTCTGCGCTCAGTATTTCTGTTGTCCCGACAGGAGAAGACTACACTATCCAGATAGAAACTCAGGGCCACTCATTTGTGGTCACCGAGAGCCGGTCCCTACGCCCCATTGAAGCAATCAAATCATTGCTATCAAAAATTGAAGACGAACTCGCGATGCTAATCATGTCACCAAAGGAGAACGATGAATGAGAGTAAAACGCCGACTTTACACAACCAACGTAAACATCCCGGTCACAGTTGAGCTAAAAGAAAGGCTGCAAGCCATCGCAAAGCAATTCGGCACCAACCCTTCAGACCTCATCCGCGACATGTTGGAAAACATGCTACCACGTGAAGCCGTGCCGCAGGACTTTCTTGAAACAATCAACGCGAAGAAGTTCCTCAAGTCCTACCCGCCCATTCGTACCGTCATTCCCTGGGCTTGTTCAATTTTGGGTTTGTGGAATGACAAATTTGTGGTAAAAAACGAAGAAGGAAAACAGGAAGAAATTATTCCTTATCCACAATACGGCAGGCTTGTTTCAATTTTCCTGATTTCAGAACTGTATCAAATATATAAAAGGTTGACATAATGTTAAAAACCGCCGATATAATTAATAAATTCGAGACTGACGTTGCGTTCATCCGACGAACCGCACTCGAATATATCAAGGCTGGGGACTTTGAGCTTGTAGAACGACGCATCGGGATCGAGCAGGACACTCTTGAGAGATTGTTCTACGACAATGCGAAAATCTCGGACCTTTTCGATGCCGAGCTCGACAAGCAAACGCGGAAGAAGCTAAACCGCGAATCCAAGCATAAGATTTTCAAACTTATCGGCGGCTTGCAAGATATTATGGACGAATCTGGCGCGGAGTCAGAAGGCTCAGGAGCGATGGAGAAACTCCGGGCAGCGACGATCTTGTCAGGTCTGCTGACAAAGTTCATTTCCACGGGTGATGACAAAACAGAGGATAAGGACGAGATAGACAGAATTTACGAAGAGTTAGCAGGTGAACGCAAAGCAAAAACAGATCCTTAAACTTTGTAATGAAGTTTCGAAAACTTATCGCAGTGACTTCGCTGGTTGGGTCAGTAGGTTTATAAACTTTACAGGACTAATTTGTCCTGGGCTTACCAATCAGCAGAAGGAAATCGCAAGTGCGCTTGTAACGAATAAAAACATCTGCGTTGCAGCTGGAGGCGGCATCGGCAAATCAGCCCTTGCCGCTTTAGCTGTTTTATGGTTCCTCTCGTCGCATCCTGGATCTCGTGTTCCTACCACCGCGCCTTCTCGCAAGCAGCTGAAAGACGTCCTCTGGGCTGAAATAGCCTTCTGGCTTAAACGCTGCGAGCTTCAGCAGATATTTGAACTGACCTCTGAAAAACTTTATGTTAAGGGCTTTCCTGAATGGTACGCCGTTGCTCGAACGGTTCCCAAGCAGGGAAATGCCGAAGCTCTCAATGGTACTCTTGCTGGCTTCCACGGTAAGGGTGAAGACGATCTGATGATCGTAGTTGATGAAGCTTGTCATGATGATGAAACTGAAGTTTTGACGCAAGAAGGTTGGAAACATTATCATGAATTAACAGATCACGATCTTGTCTTGACGATAAATCCGGCGACTGAAATTGCATATTATGAAAAACCATCGCATCTGCATGTTAAAGATTATGATGGCGAAATGTATGAATATGAATCGAGGACTTGTAATTTCAAAGTCACACCAAAGCATAAAATGCTTTACAAAGTTAGAATTCCAAGACAAGGTAGATACACAGAGTTTAGAACTCAAGAAGTACAGTTTTTTGACACAAGTAAAAAGTCAATGTTCTACATGGAACGCCGTGTAAATCTTAAAGATGGTGTAATAGATTCAACTTTTAACATTCCTAATTTATGGACAGTCGGAAAAGAAGATTTTAGTGAATTTCTTGGGTGGTACTTATCAGAAGGTTGGATCAACTCTGATAATTATCCATGTATTTCACAACAGAATGCAAATTTAAGACAGCGAATTGTAAGTCTTGCTTCTATGCTTGGATTTGAGCCAAAAGTTTACGGCATTGAAGTGCGAATCCACAATTCCAAACTTGGTGAGTACTTAGCTAAGTTCGGCAAAGGAGCATTTAATAAAGTTATTTTGCCAGAAGTAAAGCAATTTCATAAACAAGCTCTGTTACGATTTTTGATGGGCTATTCTGGAGGCGATGGTCATATACGTGATAATAGAACTACTATTTATACGATGTCTAAAGTCATGGCTGATGACCTGCAAGAGATTATCATCAAGGCTGGTTATTACGCCTCTATAGGCAGACGTCACATAGCAGGGCAAGTAAAATGGATTAAAGACCACTTTGCAACTACATCAGCGGATGATTATTGTGTTTATATATCTTATGAGCCTCGGCACATAGAAGTCAGACAAAACAATATCAAACTTACTCCATATAATGGCAAAGTTTGGTGTTTAAGTGTTCCAGGAACAAATACGTTTTATGTTAGGCGAAATGGACAGACTTTCTGGAGCCATAATTCGGATGTCCCCGATCCAGTTTTCACCGCGCTTGAAGGCGCGCTTACCAGCTCCAACTCCCTCGTTTTCCTCATCTCCAACCCGGTTTCCACTGGCGGATATTACTACGACACGATTTCCGATCCAGATGGCAAAGGCCGGTTCTACAAAGTCCTCTACTTCGACGCCCGTGATTCCGAACTCGTCAGCAAAGAATTCGAAGAGCGCATCATAGCCCGCTATGGCAAAGACCATGCTATGTACCGCGCCAAGGTTCTTGGTATGCCGATTTCTATGTTCGACACGGTTGTTGTGGCGCCGGAGAACTTTGACAAGGCGGTGAAAAACAACCGTTCGTCGACTGACGGATCAATCGTGCTATCTATTGACGTTGGCGGCAAAGCTGACAAAACGGTCTTCTGCCACAAACAAGGACTTTCGTTCATTCGTTGGGATGTTTATCCATTCACCACAGAACCTGACATAATCCGCGAAGTTATTCGCATCTGGGAGAACCACTACAAGGGCAAAAAGTTTACCTGCGTGATTGACGCCCTCGGCAAAGGCTCGACGATCTACGAAATTCTCAAAGAGAAGAATCTTTTCAACACGATTGGCCACGAAGGTAGCACCAAAGCTAACAATCCCAGCATGCATTCGAACAAACGAGTTGAAGTCTACTACAATCTGCATAAAAACTTCCCCTCTTATCACTTTCCGGTAGACCCTCCCGAGAACCTCAAAAAAGAACTCGCAAATTTAAAGTTTGACTATTCGGCTGGACCGATTAGAATGGAGGAGAAAAAGAAATTTATCGCAAGACTCGGATTTTCTCCTGATCATGCAGATGCAATGGCAATGGCAGAAGCGGTTGAACTGACGGTAGGTTCAATGGTCGCTAAGCACGTGCCTATTGATATTTATTCTATGCTTTCGGTCAAGGAAACTCGTTCCACGAAGTACGGCATGTTTTCAAAATTTCTCGTCAGATAGTTGTGAATCGCAACAAACTTTGGAGGTTGCATGGGAATCATAGATCGGTTCAAACGAGCTAAAAAAACAGAGCGGAAGAAACTCGCCAAGCAGCCGCCGATTGCTGAGATTGGGTATCTTTATAGTGAGAGTGATACGGAGAAGGAACCGCTTAGCGAGCTCGAAGCACCGGACGGCCTTGAGAAGTTCCGGCATATGCGCACGAATGATCCGATTATTGGCGGGCTAATGCTCCGGATTGACATGATTTTCCAGGCTGCGCGGTATAATCTCGAAGGCCAAAACGCAGATTTCGTCCAGGCGCAGTTCGATGCCCTGCCAAAAGGCATAAACTCTCTTCTCCAAGACCTCGCCTCAGCGCTTACTTACGGCTTCTCAATAAACGAGAAAGTTTGGGAAGTTCGAGATGGTCTTGTTATGCTGAAAGATCTTCCTCCGCGGCATCAACTGACTGTCAGCGAGTTCACGGCTGAATTTGTCAAACAGGAATCTGTGGCGATCCCAAGGTCGAAGTGCATTCATTTTGTGCCGATTGAAATTTGTCGGAACCCGCTTGGAATGTCATTGCTTCGGCACATCTACAAGCCTTATTACTACAAGTCTTCTATCGAAGCCGCTGAAGCTCTTGGGATAGATCGTGACCTTGGCGGTCTTCCGATCATGCAGGCTCCTGAAGGGTATGATTTCACCAAAGCAGTTTCCACGAATGAGAATTATGACCCCTTCGTCGCCGCTACGCTCACTTGGGCCAAACAGGTAGTTGCTGATATTCGAAAGGATTCTTCGCAGGGTGTTGTTATGCCGTTTGGGTGGGTGCTTAAAATACTCAAAGGCGAATCTGGCAACACAATTGACACCACGAATATCATCAATCGCTACAACACCGAAATGGCAATTGGGATACTTCAAGATTTCGCAATCATGGGCGCTTTCGCTTCAACAAACAACGCGAATGTCGAAGCGCACATTAATGACTTCCTTAATACTTGCGATAGTTTTCTCTCCCTGATGGCAGAGGTTATAAATCAGCAACTTATCCCGGATATTTGCCGCTTCAACGGTCTTTACGAGTACCCAAAAATATCTTTCCTTAAACTCCGCAAAGAAGCACTCGACAAACTCGCCGGTTATCTCGCAAGACTGGTCAATGCTAACATAATAACACCGACGACCGAGATCGAGAAAACAGTCCTTCAGCTGATCGATATGCCATTCACCAAGTCCGGCCAAAAGCCAAACCCAGCGATGCAAAACAAATCAGCAGAAAAAGATCCTGCCAAAAAGCCGGATGAGGAAGACGACGAGAAAGACCCGAAGAACCCCGACGACGAATGATTTCAGAAACATTTTTCCCTGCCTTATATAATAAGGTATAAATATTCCATAGCGCATTTCACTAAAATTTCTAAGGGCATTACATGACAACTAAGCCGCAAAAAAATAAACTTGCTCTACAGGGAACGCAGTGGGCAATTCTTCCCGAGTACCTGAATGACGAAATCCTTTCTCGAGCGCAAGTTGACGCCGCAGCGTTTTTTGATGTTGAGTTCACGCCGACTGCACTGAAGAAACGCGGTTCCACGGCTGTCATCGATATCTTCGGGATCATCTTCAAGTATAGCAATATTCTCACGATGCTTGGGATGGGAACTTCGGCTGAAGATGTCAAAGCCCAGTTTGAAATGGCCTACGCTGATCCTGAAGTAAAAAACATCGAACTGACAATTGACTCTCCTGGCGGGCAAGTTGGCGGCACAAACAATCTTGCTTCGCTTATTTATGCTAATCGAAACGTTAAGCCGACTTACGCAAAATCTCTTGGTCTTGTCGCATCGGCTGCTTACTGGATAGGCTCTGCCGCGAATACTCTCGAAGCAACTGATACGACCGACACTTTTGGCTCCATCGGCGTCATCTGCACCTTGGAAAAGGACGATAAAGACAATTACGTAGTTCTCACTTCTTCAAACGCCCCGAACAAAAATCCTGATCCAGAAAGTGACGAAGGCAAAAAAGCATACCAAGAACACATCGACGGCCTTGAAACAATTTTCATATCTTCAGTCGCCCGTAACCGTGGCGTCTCTATAGAAACCGTGAAGACTGATTTTGGAAAGGGCGGAGTTTTTCTCGCTGAAGACGCCCTTAAGTTTAAAATGATCGACTCAATCGGAGGTAACTCAATGAATTTGGATGAACTTAAAGCCAAGCATCCTGAACTTGTAACTGCTGTTTTTGAAGAAGGCAAGGCGGCGCTTACCGCGCAGATCGATGCGCTGGTTGCTGAAGTCGCTACGCTGAAGACTTCGAAGACCGAGCTGGAAGCGAAGGTTGCGCTGCAGATTGACCCGTATACCAACTTCCCGACGGAAGTCAAAGACCGCTTGCTCGCCCAGGACAAAGAAATTCGGACGCTCAAAGAAAACGGCATGAAGGCCGAGCTTTCTTTCTGCACCCACGAAGTCCAGACCGCGCTTATCGGGATTTCTTTCGCAGGGCAGACTGAAGCCGTAGGCGCTATCTCAACTTACATCAAAACACTTCAGGCGACGATCGCTGAGCTCGGCGGTTCCAAAGGCTCTGACGAAATCCCGCCCGATGCCAGCCTGTCCAAAGACAAGCAAATCGACGCCCTCGCCGCTAAGCTTGTTGCAGAAGAAAATATGTCCGAATATGATGCTTACAACGAAGCCGTCAAACGGCTTGCCTAAAAGGAGGTTAATCAATGACCCACATCAACAAGCAAGAGCATAACATTCAGACTGCGCATGTCGTTCCGTCGAGTGTTTCTCTTGAAGATAAAGAAACCTACTGCGTTACTTCTACAGGTGTTCTTACGGCGGCTACCGGCGCTTTCGTCTACGGTGTCGTTCGAATCGGTCGTCCGGCAAACGAAGCTTCACAAGTCATCACTTATGGTGAGACCGTAGCGCGGGTTAATGGATCTGGTGTGAACTTGGCTTCCGGTGACCCTATCACCGGCGGAGCTGACGGCAAGTTCGTTAAGTGCGCCTGGGCTGATTCCAGCTATCCTCGCGGTCACGTTCTCGAAGCCGTTACCACTGACACTACTGCTCGCGTAATGCTTTTCTAAGGAGGTATATCATGGCTCAATGGTTTGATCAAGTTACTGACAAATACGTCAGCAACGTTGCAAATAAGTACGTCAATTCCGTCGGCCTTCAGGTTTTCGACATCTTTCCGGAAGTTCCCACCACGCAGAAATCCGGCCTGATTGCGAAATATACCAAGGAAGACTGGACTTACATCGGCACTGTTGGGGATTACCTGCGGCAGGGTTCTACCGAGTCCAAGGGCGACGACTACGAAGTCGGCTCCCAGGGATATCAGGTGCAGGACTATGCCTTTCACAAAGATATTTCGCAGGATGACGCGGCGGAATATGACAATCCCTTTGACCCGGTTAAGGACTCGGCTGAGTTCGTTATTAACCGTTTGAACCGCATTATGCTGCAGATTCTCGTGAACGAGTTCATGGCTGCGAGCATATGGTCGGCTGACAAGCAGGGCGCGGTTACTCCGAACTTCACCAAATGGTCCGATGGCGGCACCGCTTCTACCCCGGTTGCGAATATCCTTAGTTGGAAAGAGGAAATTCAGAAGACCACTGGATATGAGCCGAACCGTCTTATCATGACCGCGGATGTCTACCGGTATCTGAAGACCAACACGGACATCACTGGCAAGATGAAGACTTCCGATGATAAAGTCGTCGGGAAGAATCTTCTGGCCCGACTATTCGAAGTTGATACCATCAACATCATAGGTGATGTAAACTCGACCTCGACCGATTACTTGCTGACGAAGAAGCTCCTCCTGTGCTACACCCCAGAACGAGCGACCAAGTTCGCGCCTTCCGCTGGTTACACCATGACCCTTCGGCGTGCTGGTGACCGTGTTTCCACCCAGCGTATCCCGATGGCATGGCGGAATAACTCGCTTCGGATTGAAGGTTCATTCTCCATCGATCCGATCATGCTTGCTTCTGATCTTGGCATTTATGCGTACGACGTAGTGGTGTAAGAATGGCATTAACAACGAGTGAACTTTTGCTCGAAATAGGTAGCGTAGCGTACGGCGATCTCACTTCTGCTGAGGTCGCCGCGCTATGCGCCAAGTATTCCTCGACTTCGATTAAGTTGGCTGGGATGCATTCATTTGAGCTCCTTTGGAAGAAGTTCCAGCCGACTTATCGAATGGGGAAAACTTACGAGGCTCTTAGCGATAAGTACGAGAATTATCGCAAAATCTACGTCCACTATACGCAAAGTGTTGGAGCCGGGGTTATCACTGGTACAACTGCTCAGATGGACGAATATAAAAATCTCGACCGGTACAAGTTCGCTGCCGAAGCCGAAGATGAAACCACAAACCCTCTTGTGACTGACTGATGCCAACAAACGCGACTATCATTGTTAAGCGTGAAACGAGCAACTATAAGCAAGGGAAGACTGTTACGACAGTCGGAACTTACGCTGTATGGCATGAAGAAGCGGTTGTAAAGGCTTACAAGTCGGTTAACGGAAGACCCGTTGAAGAAGTTCTCGGTAGTGGCATGGTAATCCTTTTCAATAACATAACGCTGACAAATTGTTATCTGCTTATCAATAGTGTTCGTCGAGACATCATAAGCTTCGACAGGTTCACTCGCGCTGACGGAACTTTTCATCATATCGAGGTTGTTTACAAATGAAAACTTCGCCTAATACAAAATTATCTTTCACGATCTCAGGGCGCAACAAAGACGTCTTTCTTGATTACATAGGAACTGAAGTTTTATCATTTGTCGAAGATAACAAAGGAAAAATCCCATATGATGTGACAGACGCCACAAATGACAAAAGGAAAGTTTTTTTATCCTCTGGTGGCGATCCTCACATGAGTGAGCACATTGCGGTTTTTTCAGGAAAGCGCTATATCGCTGGCAGTTCTTTCGTTCATCCTCCTGATGGCATCACAGGCAGAAACACAATCACTTGTTCGATGGAAAATCTCAAGGAAGTAGGAGATAACGCTAGCGAATCAAAAATGGTAGACGGCGCAAAAGTTTTTGATTATGCTGAATTTGTATTCGAAAGCCAGATGGAAGATTTCGTGCCTGATCCAATCATCGACAGGATTTTAGATTCAGCACTGGGCAAACTATGGTCGTAGATGACATCATCACATATATCGATGCAAACTCTGTCTTCACTGCTGGAACAGATCTCTTCGCGTCTCACTTCACTGAAGGCATACTCGAAGGTGCAATCATCCAGACAGGCCGGCTCGCAGGTAGCTTGTCAATCGACAGGCGAAACATTCACATCTTGCTTTTTTATTTCGATAATGTTATTGCTGATGGAAAGTTCACGCTCCTTTATAACCTTTTCAAAAATCTTTCAGGCTACCTTGGTTCTTCTTGGGCTGTATCTTCTGAGGTATCCGGTGAAGAGGCTGGAATTGACAATAATCAAAGATATGTTTACCATATCTGGTTCGAAGTGACATATCAACAAACTTAGGAGGACAAAATGCCAAATTATGAACTCGGCCCGGCTCAGATTCTTTGGGATGCAAGCGATCTTGGTAAAACTCAGGGCGGAATTGTGGTGAATTTGACTGAGACCACGCAGACACTTAACACTGACCAAGACGGTGAATCCCCGGTCGATGAGTGGGTTACTGGTACTCAGGTAAGCATCACTGGAAATCTGGCCGATATTTCGCTGGCGAACATCGCCTCGCTGACGAAGCACACGGTCACAACTGATGGCACGAAGCAGAAAGTTGAAATTACGTCCAACGCTGGAACTTCTCTGCTGACCAATGCCAAAGTCGCCATCGTCAAACCGTACATCGCCGGCGTCCCCACGACTGATGCAAATAAATGGATCACGCTGCACACTGCTGGTATGAAGATCAATACCGCGTTGAACTACAATGCCAGTGACCAACGGGTCATGGGCTTTGAAATGGTCGGTTACGCTGACTCCACTGGTCTCATCGCAACCTTTGGGGATATCACTGCAACCTAATGGCTAAGTGGCTAAACATAGGCCCGGCAACGATCTCGCATAACAGCGTAAATCTCGGAAAGACTCTGGGCGGCGTTCAATTGCAGCTTGAAGTAATTGAAAGCCGCCCAGTTTCTACAAGATTTGACTTGGATGAGACCATTGTTGGCGGGATTGGGAATGTTTCATTTTATGATTTTGAAACGCTTACCCTCACGAACACCACTGAGCTTCTTGACTTTGCAGTGATGATTCTTCTCGGCACAACCTACAAAGTCACACTTTATTCAAGTAAGTTGTTAATTGCAACAAACTTTGATTTCGGAACAAACAAGCAATCCGCTGTGGCCTGCAAGATAGTCTTCCAGGCTGACGGCTCCGGCAACGTAATAAAAATTGAGCGGCCTTAAGGAGGAAGTATGGGTAAAGTCTTTAACGTGGATGAGTATCTGGTAAGCAATGAAATCGTCATTGAACTCGGAAAAAAAGAATTCACTGTGACAGATGTTTCCGAAGAAGTCCGAGTCATGATGAAACAGGAAGATGTCGATCAGAAAGAAATCGTGAAAAAAATGCTTGGCTGCGAAGACGAAGATCTCGCTGGCTACGGCATGGCGGCGTTTAGCGGCATCACGAAACATATCATGGAGAGCCTCTTCCCTTCTCTTTTAGCAGGGAATCTGTAAGGAAATTAGAAATGGCGGGAGAAGTGGCGCATGTTCTGCATGTTGATCTTTTCGCCGCCATTTCTTTTCCGGCTGTAAAGCTCCAGATTCTCTACAACGAGGCGAAAAGACAACGGATGCTGGATAGTGTTGACCAGGCGAGAGCTTGGGGGTTGAAGTCAGATGATGTAGATAAAGCCATGAAGATTCACGGGAATTACACGGATGGTTTCCACGAAGAACAGCTGGAAGCACTATTCGCAAGGATGGGTAAATGAAGAAGATAATTGAGTTAGAAGTTCAACTTGACAAACTGCAACAGCAGTTGAAACAGGCAGAGACTTACTTTGACTCGCTTGACCGCAAGGTAAAGAAGTCATTTGAATCTGCTTTTGGTTCATCTGAAGTTAAGATTGCTGAAAAATTGCAAGTGGCGCAAGTTGCGGCTAACCAGTTATTGACTGTGCTGAATCGAGTTAATAAAGTTGCTCCTTTAAAAGTTAGATCAGATATTGCAAAGCAGCTTGAGCAGGAATTTCAAGCCGTTGATAAAGGACTTGCCAGGCTTGGTGTGCATGGGAAGAAGTTGCGCGATGAATTGAAGGCAGCTTTTTCCGTTGCCATGACTGATACAAGTAATAAAAACTTTGAAAATGCAATCAAATCTAAAATAACAGCCGCAAAAGAACTCGAATCCGAACTCAAGCGCCAACGTGCAGAAGCTGCCAAATCTACACGCGAGGACATGGAAAGAGAGATGTCGCAGCTCGGCAATCGTATAAGAGCCGAGGAGCAGTATGAAAAAGCAAAAATTAAAGGTGCCGAAGATGCGCGTAAAATAGAGCGCAAAGCATTCGAAGAAGGGATGCAAAATACCACAAAAAGGATAAATGCAGAGGATTCGGCTAACAAAAAGAAGTTGGATGCTATAGCTCAAGAAAACAGGCAAGTGATGCAGAGTCAGCTCGGCAACGTTGGAAAATCTATTCGCGCAGATGAAAAAGCTGAGAAAGGTAGAATAGAAGCCATTGAACAGAAGCGCAAAGTCGATAGAAAAGCATTTGAAGAATCAATGCAGGATTTGACTAAGCGTGTAAATGCTGAAGATAAATACACTGAAAAACAGCTTAAAGCTATTGAAAAAGCAGAAAAGAAAAAAACAGATGCGCTTGAAAAAGAAGAAAAAGCAAGACTTAAAGCCATAGCTAAAGAAGAAAAAGCGGCGCTTGCAGCCTTAAATAAAGAGGAAAAGGCACGTTATGCAGCCATAGCTAAAGCAGAGAAGATGAGTGCTAAAGTTGCGCAAAGCAAGCAAAATTTAGCAACTGGCGTAGCAGCCGCAACTGGCGTCACATTGTCTACTCCAATGGATGCTAAACTTCTTAACAAAGAAGTTGGCGCGTTAACTACACAGATGGTAAACTTAAAACGCGCTGGTCATTTAACAAATGCCGAGTTTAAAGATTATTCAAAACAGCTAAATACAGTAGCTAAGAAAACCAAGCAGTTTACTACAGCAACTACGCATGGACATAAAGCCGGATTAAAATATGCTGGTATGCTTGACCTTTGGTGGCAGCGGTTTGGCGCCGTTGCAATAGGTTTCACAATTGCATATCGAGCCATGAATGCTTTTGAAAATGCCTTAAGTTACACAACTGGACTTATCAAGGAAGCCATCACAGAAAGTGGAGAGCTTGCGAGCTTACAGGCTGAGCTTGCAGGTTACTATGTTATTGCAACTGATGATCTTGCAGGCTTTAATGCCGCGATGTCTCGTGCAGCGCAAAACACTATGGCTCTCGCGGAAGCATCAACGATGTCGGTTTCCACCCTTCAAGAACTCGCAGTTGGTTACAGTGAAATTGCACAACACGGAGTGGTAATTCAGCCGGACAGAATTCGAGATTTTGCTGCGGTTAATGATTTGTTGATCCAAGTCGCAAAAGCAACCGGAGATAATGTAAAGCAAGTGCGGTCTGAATGGCAAGCGCTACTTGATGGGCAAATGCGAGCAAACGCCGCTCTCCCTCGAATGCTAAAATCTATGGGGATCATCAATGAGGAGCAGATAAAGATCTTAAAGGGCGTTGGTGATAAGTCTGAAATCTTAGCGATGATACTTGATAAACTTGGCGCAAAAGCCCGTGCCATGCAAGAAGCTATGCTGGGCAGAAATGTCACTATGGGCCTTGAAAAATGGCGCAGTTCGATGCAACTTGGCATTATTAAAGCTGAGGCACTTGTGGCAGCAGGTCAAGGCGTCGGGAATATTTTCGGCAGTGTAATATTAAAACATATAGAGGCCGTGAATAAAAAGTTTGGCGAAGACCGAAACCAAGCGCACTTTATGAATATGCTGACTCTCATTCAGAGCGGTATGGATAAGGTACTAACAGTAATTGAAAAGCTGTTTATTGGAATAGGGACGCTTGGAACTATTATAAAGAATACAAGTCCGGAGCTTAAGAAACTTGGAACAACTTATTTGAAGTTTGAAGGCTTGCTGCTTGGGTACAAGTTAATTACTTTGATGAAGCCGGCCTTTTTGGGTTTGTTGAAGCCGCTTACGCTTACTTTCAGTGGTCTGAAGGCTTTCTACACTGTGCTGGTTGATCTCGTAAAGATTCGCACAGTAGGCAGCTTCTTAGATTTGATGTCTGGCGGATGGAAAAAGACTGCCTTCTGGATCGGTACAGCTACCGCTGCACTTTATTCGTACTATGCGCTTGTTGAACAGAATCAACAGGAGTACGTAAATCAGATAAAAGAAATTGAAGGTGGCCTTGCAAAGCAGAATGAATTGTACGCAAAACAAAAAAATGCCATTGGTTGGGGCGGAGTGGCCTCAGACACCAAAAAACGCATTGATGAAATGAATGAGCTTATTGGGTTACTTGATAAGTACAAAGATAGATCAAGTAGCTTTTTTGCAGGGAATTATGACCAAATAGCTAATCGTCCAGATTTAAAACGGATGCAGGATCTTATAAAGACTTACTTACCTGATTACAAAAATCCAACTAACAGAGAGGCCATAACAAAGCAACTTAAAGAAGACGTCAGTATGGTACAGAAGTTATGGGATGATGCATGGGCAAAATTAACTGATCCTGGTAAACTTCCTACAGTTGACGGCAAAAAAGATCCACTGGATTTCCTTTTCAATAACAAAAACTTAGAAGATGCAGAAAAAGCAATCGAAGAATATGAAAAAGCAGTCGAGAAAATATCCTCAAACATTAAGAAATTCTTCGATGACGCAGTTGAAAATTATAACATTAGTGAAGCATTAACCCTTCAGCCTTATGTAATTCGTGAGCTTGAAGCTACCAAAGTTGCGCTTAATGCGACATATGAAGAATACAAAAAACTTTTAGTTGTCGCTAAGAAAAGTAATAATGCGGCTGACATCGAAAAAATCACGCTTGCAATGAAAGATCTTGAGTTGCAAAGCGCAGCGATTGGTAAAGAAATACTTGAACTCGACAAGCCATTTAAAAAGACTTTTGATAATCTTGCAAAAGAGTTGCTACCATTAAACACGGCCATAGAAGAAGCCAGAGTTAAAATTGGATTTATCCAGAGTTTAGCCGATCGTAGTGATGTCAGCCAAGCTAAAGCTGATATGATGATAAAGAATATTCATGATTCTTTATACAAAGACACGAAAAATGCTACTGATGAAGCTGAAGCTATCTGGACAAAGATGTGGGAAAACATCCAAGATATTACCGCAGATTTCATCGGTGATTCTCTCAAGGGTGAGTTTGAATCTTTTAAAGATTATTTTCGTGGCTTTGCTGATTCACTTGTCGACATCTGGTCGAATGATTTTGCTAAGAGGATTCTGACTGGGGGCAATCTTCAGAAGATGATGCCGAGTCTGTTTGGAAAGTATACGAATGACGACATAATGGGCATGGTCGGGGTTGCTGGCGCCGGGATGCAAGCCGCTTCGTCTCAAAATCCATGGCAGATGGGCGGGGCTGGAGTAGGTGCGCTGGCTGGTGGGTTTATGCCTGGTGGTGGATGGATGGCAGCAGGAGTAGGTGCTGCACTTGGCGGCGCAGGAGGTGGATTACTTGGTGGGATATTCGGTGATGACGACAAGGATGAATTTAAAGCATTACGCGAAGCTATGCGGCAG